AGGAAATCACATCCTTTCTTTACAAAGAGAATAACATAAAGTAGACAATAATTCAACATTAAATAAAAAAAGTTTACAAAAAGTATTGACATCTACTTTTAGTAGAGTTATAATTCATGTATCATTTAAGAAAGGAGAGGAAATACAATGAATGAAATAAGAATTTCTTTGGCGGCTGCACGTGTCAATGCTAGAATGACTCAACAGCAGGTTGCGGAGAAAATGGGCGTATCAAAGCAAACTATAATTAATTGGGAAAAGGGAAAGGTTGTTCCAGGCATTCCAGAAATTTGTATGATGAGTAAATTGTATAATATGCCGGAAGAGTATATTTTTTTACCTTCGTACTCTACAAATAGTAGAGCCTAATAAGAAAGGAGACTCCAATGAAAAGAAACCAAGAAGTATCAATCATAATCCAATCACTACTTGAAAATGGACTTCTGCAAGAAAGACAAACAGACAGAGCAAGGAGCGTAGTGAAAGAAGCGTTTAAGGAAATTAGACGGGTAAGGTATGAAGAAAGGAGAATGAAATGCAAAGAAAAAGAAGCAGCATTATAGCATATGTGCCAATCGTGATTTTTGCCATTACCTATTTGGTTGGATGGAAGTATATCGCACGAATAGCATTAACCTGTAGTTTTAGTATTTTACTTATTCGTACAGTTAAATATTTCATTCAAAGAGAATTATATCGCAGGCAAAGGAGATATAAAGATGTCGGTTGAGATTGTGTTGATGTTCGTAATTTTATTTTTGGGATGGTATCTTGCAGAAATAAATGATTTTGCAAGACCAATAATTCTAATTGCTTTAGAATTATTCCTTTTACACAATTTGTGGTCCCCACATGGAATATTATATCCAATGTTTTAGTAGAAAGGCGAAAAATGAGAGTTGATGTTTTGAGTGCAGTTGCAGCGTTATTATTTTTAACAATTTTATACTATATCGAGGACGATACGAAGCCAATTATAGGATTCATTATGGTGGCGTTTGTTTTATACCATGTATGTTGTCCGCAAGGAATATTTTATCAATATTTCAAGTTGCGGTTTTAAATCATCTTGTCCACAAGAAAGTACAAAACTAGGATCCAAAAATAAAAAAATAGTTCTGGCGAGATGAGTGCAAAAATTAAACTTATGGATAGCAAACTGGGGATAGAAAATATGAATTGAACTAAAAGGAATTTAGTTTTGGAAGCATATTGTTTTTTTTCTAATCGATAGGCAGTATTGCGGGTTGGAATAAGGGCATATTTGCACAGTTTGTCATATTCTTTTGAAAATTGTTTGCAAACGACAATCCAATCATCCGGATAAAACTTATCAGCTTTATGTACTTCCTTTTTTTCATAGATGGAGTGCATTAGATAGCGGAGTGTAGGCGAAATCAAAAGGGAATAGTCCTTTTCTAATTCCATGTATTTGTCGACAATGTGTTGAATGTCAGCATATGTGACATTTTTAAATAGAAACGGTTCTATTTCTAAAAAAAGAGGATGGTAAACATGGTCGAGCCTTTCACGTGCAATTGATTTGTAATTGTATTTTCGTGTTAGGTATAACGTGAAGAAACCTATCACTGCTGTGATGATAGGATTTGGGAGAATATCCAGTATGTGGTTTATAAAATTTTCTTGCATGGTAAATGTTCCTTAAAAATACTCGGTTAAGAAATTAACCTGTATCAACAGTATATATGGACTAAACAAAAATGTAAAGGAAATAGCGGTATAGCATAGGATGAATTGAGGTGACGAGGTCAATGAAAATAAATAATTATGTGAAAATCCGTGGTACTTATGTGCCTACATCGAGCCTTACGAAAGAGGAGTGGCTGGAGGTATCCGGTACCATATTGGACCGTTTTGCCGGGAAACTGGGATATAAACGGGAAGAAAAACTCTGTGTAAAAGGTTAGACAACCCTTTGCTATGTGGTACCGGGAGATTATACGGAAAGGAGGGACAAGCATGAGAAAACGCACAAAAGAAAATGTACTATGTGCTGCTGCAATTATTTGTTTGCTGGTATGCATAATTACGGCAAGAGCAGTAAGCAGCTTTCACGTGCAGGAAATGGTTTTATTTTCAGTAAGTGCCATATATTTGGCGGTATTTATTGGAGTAAATAGAAAAAAGGTGCTGAAATAAAGCACAGAAAGGCAGGAGAGGACATGACTTTTCCAAAACATATTATGACAACGGCGGAACTTGCAAGGATGGGTTTCCCATCAAAGACACTGGATGCAATTGCAAAAGAGCCGGAACAGAATATTGCATTTCGTCTCAGACCGGACGGAAACGTCTTTTGGGACACAGAAAAATTGCAGAAGCGAATCGAAGATAATATGGTTCGCAACTAAGAGAGGAGGTAATGGATATGATGAAATTAAAAAAGTCACCAACGCAGATAAACTGCAGTTAGTGACATAAGAAAAAACACAGTAACAGTATACCATTGATAGACCATTTGGTCAAGAAAGGAATTGAGAGTATGGAATTAAGAATTAAATCAATGTCGTTCCCGGAAGCAATTGAATTTAACTTTGAGCAGTTGAAGCAGGAACTGACAGACAAAGCAGAACAGTATAAGGGTCTCGTTTACACAGATGATCAGGTGCAGGATGCAAAGAAGGATGTTGCAGCCTTGCGGAAATTCACGAAAGCACTTTCGGATGAAAGAATCAAGGTAAAGAAAGAGTGCATGAAACCATATGAAGAGTTTGAAGCAAAAATCAAGGAACTGTCGGCAATTGTGAATGAACCGATTGCGCTGATTGATTCACAGCTGAAAGAGTATGAAATGCAGAAAAAGCAGGAGAAGTTATCGGTAATTCTTACATACTGGGATGAATGTGAACATCCGGAAGAATTGACTTTTGAATCTATCTATGATGAGAAGTGGCTGAATGCTTCTGTATCTATGAAAAAGGTTCAGAATGCAATTACTGAAGCGATTCAGCAGTTTAGCAGAGATATGGCAACGCTTGCTACCTTGCCGGAATACAGTTTTGAAGCACGTCAGATGTATATTTCCACGCATGATGTTACAAGCGCACTGAATGAGGCTAACAGACTTTCTGAAATGGCAAAGAAAAAAGCAGAGGCGAAAATAAAGGAAGAAGAGAGGAAAAAGGAAGAAGTCAAGCCGGTAGAAGAATTTGTTACCCCGGCAGCATCGGTTGACGAAGAACCGGAAGAGGCTTTTATTCCATCATTTGAAGAAGTGACAAAGTCCTCATGGATTAATTTCAAAGCCAATATGACAAAGAAGCAGGTGGAGGAACTGTGCAGGTTCTTTGATGAAAAACAGATTCCATATACGCTGCAATAGAGAGGAGAAGTGATTGTATGTACCGGGTAATAATTGAGGTTGAATATTTGAATACGGCATTTGATTTTGTGGAAGCAGAAAGCGCCGTTGCTTTTATGAAGACAGCTATTCAATCGCATAATGAATCAGCGAGTAAAGGTGCTTTTGAAATTTGGATGAAGTACGTTGAGGAAGAGGAGGGTGCAGAGACATGAGTTTAAGTGAAAAACTTAGCCGGATTCAGACCACCCTTAAGGCTCCCAAGAATCTGTATAACAAATTTGGAAAGTACAAATACAGAAATGCGGAGGGCATTTGTGAGGCGGTAAAACCTTATCTGGAACAGAATAAATGTTATATGGTGTTGAAAGATGACATGTTAGAGCTGGGCGGAAGATTCTATATCCGAGCGACGGCGACTTTGTATGATACGGAATCGGATGACTGCATAAAGGCTACTGCATTTGCGAGAGAGGCTGAATCGAAAAAAGGAATGGATGAAAGCCAGATAACAGGGGCGGCATCCAGCTATGCAAGAAAGTATGCGCTGAATGGTTTGTTTCTTCTGGATGATACCAAAGATGCAGATTCCAATGAGTATTCCGAGCAAGGAAAAGAAAATACGGATGAAAATAAGGAAGCGGAACAAAGGCAGGTTGAACTGTCGAAGATTTCAGAGATTAAGGTGAAATCACTGGAAGAAAGGTGCAGGAAAGAGGGCATTGAATTGTCCAAACTTATGCGGCTTTATAAGGTTAGTTCCCTCAGTGATCTAAGTGAATTGCAGTTTCGGAATATCAATGATCACTGGGAAGATATAAAGAAGGTGTGACATGGAATTTACAGGCAAAGTTAAGGATATCAGCATGGACTGGCAGACCGGACAGGCGCAGATTACATTTACCATCAATGAGAAGTCTGCACTTGCTTCTGTTGATTCCATAAAAAACTGTGAAAAGCTGACCGTAAAAGCAAAGAAATACCGGCAGAAAAGAAGTCTTGATTCCAATGCTTACGCATGGGTTCTCATGCAGAAAATAGCGGAGGCTACCGGCTCGGATAAGTGGTCCATATATCTTATCTGTCTTAAGAGATTCAGCAAGGCGTTTACCCATGTAATTGTGAAGCCTGAAGCGGTTGACGCAATGAAAGAGTTATATAGGACGTGTGTTGACCTTGGTGAGATAAGCGTAAACGGCACGGCGGGGCATCAGCTGCAGGTTTACTTTGGAAGCAGCACCTTTGATTCAAAGGAGATGTCTGTATTTATTGATGGAATTGTTAGCGAATGCAAGGAACTGGGGATTGAAACATTATCCCCGGTGGAACTGGAAAGGATGAACGCAGAGTGGCAGCGAAGAAGTCAGTAGTAATTGAGGATATGGAACACTGTTTTGTATGTGGCAGTTCCAAGGTGCAGGTACATCATATCTTTTTCGGTACCGCAAACCGGAGAATATCGGATAACTATGGATATGTTGCTCCGTTATGTGCCACACATCATACAGGAGACGCTGGCGTTCATTTTAACAAGGATTTTGACCTATACCTAAAGAAACTAGCACAGGCTCATTTCGAATCACAAATAGGTACCAGAGAGGATTTCAGAAAGGTATTTGGTAAGTCGTGGTTATGAAATAAAAAGAACTGTAGGAAACAATCAACCAATGTCCATAGTGCATGTTGAGAATATCACGGAGAATAAAACAGACTGCTTTCTTGACAGTTCTTAGCAGTCGGAAAGGAGAAAGCCAGATGTCCTATATCAAGATAGACAGAAAGATACTTGACTGGGAATGGTATCGCAATCTGAATACCTGCAGACTCTTTTTTCATCTTCTTTTGAAAGCCAATTGGAAGGATGGCAGGTTTGAGGGAAAAGAGATACCAAAAGGCTCATTTGTGTCATCGGTGGCGAGGCTTGCTGAAGAGACGGATATGACGCCAAGAGAGATACGAACTGGGTTAGATCATTTGAAGTCTACAGGCGAAGTGACAATCAAAAGTTACTCAAAATACAGTGTATTTACGGTAACAAACTACCATTGTTATCAAGATTGCGACAAGCAAGCGACAAACAGTCGACAAACAAACGACAAACAAACGACAAGCAAGCGACAAACGAACGACAAACGAACGACAACAATAGAAGAAAAGAAAGAAATAAAAGAAGGGAAGAATAATAAAATAGTTCAAAATGTCGTCACGCATTTGAATGTGGCAGCCGGAACAAGATACCGGTATCAGACCGAGAGTACAAAGCGTGTTATAACTGCAAGGCTGTCGGATGGATATACAGAAAAGGATTTGCTGACTGTGATTGACAAAAAGACGGAAGAATGGAAGGGGACGGATATGGAGAAGTTTTTAAGACCGCAGACTCTTTTTGGCGGTAAGTTTGAAAATTATCTGAACCAGCCAAGAGCGTCAGGCAAAAAGGAGAACAAAAACTCATTTAATCATTTTCCGCAGAGGGAAAGAAGCACAGCGGAAATGTCAGCACTGGAAAAAACCATGCTGCATAGAAACATTCGAGAAATCCATGCGGTGGATTAAGGAGGGAGAAGGTATAGGTGAAAGCAATTGAGTATTTAAGGCAGATTAAAAGACTGGATAATTTGATTCATTCCAAGATGGAGGAGGTGGAACGGCTTCGCTGTATGGCTGCAAAAGTAACGGCATCCTCAGACGGTGAGAGGGTGAAATCTTCCGGCAGTCAACAGAAAATGGCGGACACTGTGGACAAGATTTTGGATTTGCAGGAGGAAATCAAAGAAGATATTGACCGGTTTGTCACGATGAAACGAAATGTGATGCAGGTAATTGACTGTATGGATAATGCGGATTATATCAACCTGCTGTATTGCAGATATTTTCAATACATGACATGGGAAGCCATTGCCTGCAGGATGGGTTATACATACAAGTGGGTATGTACACTGCACGGAAGGGCATTGAATCAGATGGACGCCATATTGGATGGCAGAGCCTGACATAGCCGGTTACAAGAAAGGAGAATGTGAAACATGAGGAAATTGATTGAGGACACAAAAAAGGCAATTACGGAGTTGATTGACCAGCTGTATTTAGAGTCTAAGCACAGTACCTATTGTGCTATGGTGGTTGAAATGCATAGTACCGGTCATACAACAAAAGAGATTTCGGAGCAGTTAGAAATTTCAGAAAATCAAGTAGCTGAGATGCTGCAGGCAGGAAGTGTGTCAAGAATCAATCGTGTAGGAGGGTACCGATGAAACGATGTAAAATCGAGTATTATATTCCGGTTGGTGCTGAAAATGCAGTGACAAGAAAGGAACTGTGCCGGGTGGTCGGTGTAGGAGACAGAACCCTGCGGAGCATGATAGCCGATGCCAGAAGGCGGGTATGTATTTGCAATTCGCAGGATGGCGCAGGTTATTATCTGCCAAGCAGTGTGAACCAGGCAAAAGCATTTTACGCACAAGAGAGAAAGCGTGCAGACAGTATTATAAAAAGCCTGCGTGGAACATCTAAGTTTATTAAAAACAGCGAGTCAAAGCAGAGAGAAGAAATGAATGGACAAAATATGCTGAGGCTGTAAAAAGAAAGGAGTAAGAGGTTTGCTGGCCAGCGGAAAAGACGTCTTTACTCCGTGAACGAAATGACTTATAACGAGTTTTTGAAATCAAAGATTGAAATAGCAAAGGATTCCGGGTTTGAGATAAATCCGGAGGAAATTAATCAGGCGCTTAAACCACATCAGAGGGATGCGGTTGTGTGGGCGCTCAGAGGTGGAAAACGAGCCTTGTTTGAATCGTTTGGTTTAGGTAAGACAATACAGGAAATTGAGTTTTGCTATCAGGCGACAAAAAATAAAGGCGGTAAGGCGTTGATTGTGTTACCGCTTGGTGTAAAGCAGGAGTTTACACGAGACGCTGTAGAGGTGTTAGGTTACGAAGCACCGGTATATGTCCGGACAATGAAAGAAGTGGAAGCAGCAGACGGACAGATTTTATTGACCAATTATGAAAGAGTTCGTGATGGGGATATCCGCCCGGATTATTTTATGGCTACTGCACTGGATGAAGCGAGTGTTTTGCGAAGTTTTGGCAGTAAAACATATCAGACGTTTTTGGATAAGTTCAAAAACGTGCCCTATAAACTGGTTGCGACGGCTACGCCATCGCCGAACCGATACAAAGAACTGATTCATTATGCCGGCTATCTGGAAGTGATGGACACCGGACAGGCATTGACAAGGTTTTTTCAGAGAGACAGCACAAAAGCCAACCATTTGACGCTTTATCCCAATATGGAGGATGAGTTTTGGCTGTGGGTTAGCAGTTGGGCGTTGTTTGTAACGATGCCGTCAGATTTGTCACCAGAGTATTCAGATGATGGATATGTTCTTCCGCCGTTAGAGATACGGTGGCATGAATTAAAGAACGACGGGAAAGAGGTGGAAGATAAAGATGGTCAGTTTTTACTTTTCCGTGAAGCGGGTACCGGTTTGAAAGATGCTGCTGCCATTAAGAGAGAAAGCGTGGAACGCCGTGTTGAGAAGATGAAGCAGATGATGGAAGCGGCACCGGAGGAGCATTTTCTTCTGTGGCACGATTTGGAAGCGGAACGTAAGGCAATCAAAAAGGCATTACCGGAGACGGTCGATATATACGGCTCAATGGATTATGACCTTCGTGAAAAACGGGTGCTTGATTTTTCGAACGGAAAGACCCGGTTGTTTGCAACAAAGAAATCATTGTCAGGTTCCGGATGTAACTTTCAACGGTATTGCCACCGGGAGATTTTTCTGGGTATTGATTATGAATTTAATGATTTTATTCAGGCAGTGCACCGCTGTTACCGATTTTTGCAAAAGGAGCCGGTCATCCTAGATATTATTTACATGGATAATGAGCAGAAGATTAAGGATGAGCTGATGGCAAAGTGGAAGAACCATAACCACATGGTGGAAAAGATGATTGCAATTGTGAAAAAGTATGGGCTTTCGCAGGCAGGGAAAGCGCATGGATTAGAGAGAAAGATGGGTGTTGAACCAGTGGAGGTAAAAGGAAAATATTATAAGGCAGTTCATGATGACTGCGTAGAGTACACAAGACGGATGGAAGATAACAGTGTGGATTTGATACATACTTCCATTCCCTTTGGAAATCACTACGAATATTCAGCGAACTATAACGATTTTGGACACAATCAGAATACAGAACGTTTTTTTGAGCAGATGGATTATCTTACGCCGGAACTGCTTCGGGTGTTGAGACCGGGAAGAGTGGCAGCAATCCACGTGAAAGACCGGGTGCTGTTTGGAAACGCAACGGGAACCGGAATGCCGACAATTGAACCGTTTCATGCGTTGTGTATTGAACACTATATGAAACATGGTTTTCAGTATTTTGGCATGATTACGGTTGTTACTGACGTGGTACGTGAAAATAATCAGACGTATCGTCTTGGCTGGACAGAGCAGTGCAAGGATGGTTCTAAAATGGGCGTTGGATGCCCGGAATATATTCTGCTTTTCCGCAAACTGCCATCGGATCGGTCGAATGCGTACGCCGATGTGCCGGTATCCAAAAGTAAAGAAGATTATACCAGGGCGCAGTGGCAGATTGATGCGCATGGGTACTGGAGAAGTTCCGGTGACAGGCTTGTGAGCAAAGAGGAATTAAAGAATGTTTCAGTAGATAATTTGCAGGCTGTATATCATAAGTACAGCAGAGAAAACGTATACGATTATTCGGAACATGTAAAGTTGGCAAAGGAGTTAGATGCGGATGGTAAACTGCCGGCCGTATTCATGGTTGTTGCTCCCGGTTCATGGAATGATTTAGAGGTATGGGATGATATTAATCGTATGAGAACATTAAATACAACGCAGTCCCGCAGACGCCAGCAGATGCATGTGTGTCCATTACAGTTAGATATCGTGGAGCGAATCATTAACCGTTATTCCAACAAGGGAGATTTAGTGTATGACCCATTTGGTGGACTCATGACGGTACCAATGATGGCGGTGAAGATGGAACGAACCGGAATGGGGTGCGAATTAAACCCAGATTATTTCCGGGATGGAGTTGGTTATTTAGAAGAGGAAGAATCAAAACGTACGGCACCAACGTTATTTGATTTCTTTCCGGAAGTGCTTGAGAAATAGGAGGATGAGACAATGCAGAACAGAAAAGAAATTGTAATGATAAACGTAGCTAACATTTACCCGCATCCGGATAATCCGAGAAAAGATGTCGGGGATGTAACGGAACTTGCAGAATCAATCAAGAAGCAGGGCGTTATGCAGAATTTGACCGTAATTCCTCTGTCAGCCTTGACAGAAGAACCGGAGGAACAGCCGGATGCGGATACAGAATCTTTGTCCAGTGATTTTCATGTAATAATCGGACATAGACGATTGGCAGCAGCCAAACTGGCAGGTATTGAGAAGGTTCCTTGTAAGATTGTTAGCAAGATATCCAAAAAAGAGCAGGTTTCTATCATGCTGGAAGAAAATATGCAGCGTGAAGACCTGACGGTCTGGGAGCAGGCGCAGGGATTCCAGATGATGCTTGATTTGGGCGAGACGGAGGATACGATTGCAGATAAAACTGGCTTTAGCAAAACGACAATTAAACATCGGCTGAACATTGCCAAACTGGATCAGGACGAGCTGAAAAATAAAGAGCAGGATAAGGATTTTCAACTGTCCCTGAAAGACCTCTATGAACTGGAGAAGATTCAGGATGTGGAAGAACGGAATAAAATTCTCCGTGAAGCCACGGACAATCGTAATTTAGTTGCCAAAGTTCAGTCGTACATACGAGAAAAAGAGAGACAGAAGAAAACGGATGCCATAGTTAAAATGCTGAAAGAACTGGGCGTGGTTGAGGCTCCTAAACAGTATGCAAGGGAACAATACGGAAACAAATGGGAGAAAGTAAAGAGTTTCCAAATAAATGACGAGGTGCCGGAGAGTATCCAGTTAAAAAATAAGCAGAATGAAAAACTTTATTATTACATTAATTGGATTGAAATTGAGGTCGTTAGGAAGAAAAAGGCAGTCAAGAAAAAACTGACACCAGCAGAACAGAAGGAAAAGGAACAAAAAGCAAATAAGAAATATATCAAAGACGTTCTGAAAAAGTTAGATGAACGCCGCAGGCTTTTTGTAATGGATATTGTTGAGGGGAGAATTGCCCCGGTAAAGGATGAGGAAAAGGTCAAGGATGCATTGTGGAGTGCACTTGTGTTGAATCAGTCGTTTCTTTATCCGTCACGGCTTAGCTACTTCTTTGCCGGGAAACCGCTTTATGAATGCACAGAGGAGGAAAGAAAGGAAGTATCCGAAAAAGTGGCTAAATTGAGCATACTCCATCAGATGTTAGTGCTTCTCAATGCAGCGATGGATGGAACTGAGTTGGTTAAATATGACGGAACCTATAAAAAAGAAAACGGTCAGGCTCTAATGGATGGCTATAAGGTACTTCGGTTGTATGGCTGGTCGTTTGATGACGAGGAGGAAGAAAAGGTGGTTGACGGAAGTCACGAGTTTTATGAGGAGGAGAGCAGTACATGAAAGAATCATGGAAGGACATTCCTGATTATGACGGAAAGTATCAAGCGGATACAGAGGGAAATATCCGGCGTGTGTATCCATCAGGAAAAACACGCTTGCTAAGACCATATCACAAGCATATGAGTGGAAGCCAAAGGATGATTGTTAAATTAACCAGGGATGGAAAGAGCAGAGAAGAAATTGTGATGCAGTTGATTGCGAAAACATTTCTAGGAGTTCCGCCGCCGGGACATGTGGCATACCACAAAAACGGATGTCAATATGAAAATCATATACAGAATATTTCATACATAAGCAAACGTGAACTAGGAAAACGCACGGGGGCAAAGAGCCGCCGACAACCAGTTGCAAAAATAGATTGTAATGGTGAAGTGGTAGAAGTGTACTCGTCAGCGCGGGAAGCGGCAAGAAAGAATTACATGAGTTATCAAACGATTATAGACCGCTGTAATCGAAAATGTAAGAGTACATTTGCTCCAGATGGCTATGCGTATGCATGGGATGATAAGGAAATCAGCATGCGATATGCATTGCGAAAGATTGAGATTGAGGATGGCTATATGCCAAAGGCACCTGATGTGGAACCGGAGTGGTAAAGCAGATGGCGACCGGATGGTCGCCATCTACAAAGAAATTAAGGAAGATTAATTATTAAAGTTAAAATCCATTGAATTTAAATTGGAACATATGGAATGGATTCTGCTAGTGTGTATAAAAAATATGTAAAGAATTCCACCTTTGGATTTTTCAAATATTTTCTAATATGGAAAAAATAAAAATCTTCCAATTTCTTAAGCCATTTTATAAATGTTTGTTTCATGGCGTTGCCTCCTATTGTTAAAACTCATGTTTTATATATGTCTGTTCAGTCAGCTCAGTAAAAAAAAGTGCAACTTATTGAATTGTTTTGGGAGGATTTAAGAAATGGAGGAGACATAGAGAAAGGAGCAGTATTACATGGCAAATAGACATACAATTACAGACCTTTACCAGATTCAATCCTTGTCATTGGACGATAAAGTACAAATGACAAAAAGGAGAATAGATGATTGGGTAAATCAGTTTGGTGAAGATGGTGTTTATGTAAGTTTTAGCGGTGGAAAGGATAGCACTGTTTTGGCACACATAGTCAGAGTGGTTTGCGGATATAGGAATATCCCGCTTGTATTTGTGGATGTTCCGACACAATATCCAGAATTAAAACAATTTGCTATGACATTTGACAATCTTGAAATTTTGAAACCGAAAATTTCATTTGCAGAAGTATGTAGCAAGTATGGATTTCCATTATTTTCAAAAGAAATATCAGAATGCATTTCTGATAGTAGAAAATACATTGCAATACTTACGGAAAAAAAGAAAGATGGAAAAAGTATTATTCCGTTTGCCTATCGAATAGCCGATTTGATTGGAATAGATAGAAGAAAAGACAAAGAAAATATAGCTTATCAAAACTTAAGAACTGGGAATATCCCCAGTGAGATATTGAGAGAACCCGTCAGAGTTAAACAGCTATTCGGTTTAAAATGTGATGACTTTGGTCCTATGTATGATAAGTCAAGATATTTATTTATGTTAAATGCACCTTTTGATGTATCTAATAAGTGTTGTCGGGTAATGAAAAAAAATCCGGCTCATACATATGAATTGCAAACTGGAAGAAAACCTATTATTGCAACTATGGCCTACGAAAGCAACCTAAGGAAAAGCAATTGGATAAAACATGGATGCAATTCGTTTGAAAGCAAAAACCCAAAAAGTAATCCAATGTCATTTTGGGCGGAGCAGGATGTACTTTGGTATATAGTAAAAAATAAGTTACCTATATGTTCTGTTTACGGAGAAGTAGTTGTTGATTATACCGCTATGAAACAATGTGAAAACCAAATATCATTTTTTGATTATGGGATGTTCAACGACAATAGAGCATTATTGCGAACAACAAAATGTCAAAGAACAGGCTGTGTTTTGTGTGGTTTTGGATGCCATTTAGAAAAGCAAGGAAAAGGTAGATTTGAATTATTAAAAAATACACATCCTAAATTTCATAATTTGCTTTATGTACTAAAGAATAATGGTATTACATACGCAGAAGCTATCGACTGGGTAAATAAAAAGGGTGGATTTGATATTAAATATTAACAAATTCCGCACTGGGAAACTGGTGCGTTTGAAAGGAGAAAAAAAGATATGTATTGTAAAGGAACGTGCAAATATTTAAACAAACGCAAACATAAATGTGAGCTGACAGGAGAAAAACTAAGCTACATGAAACAAACTGGAAGTTTATCTTTCACAGTTCATGAACATAGAGAAATTTGCAAAGGAGATAGAGAGAATGGACGATAGATATTTATTTAAGGCAAAGAGACTTGACAACGGCGAATGGGTGCAAGGAGTACCATTTGAAATTGAAGGGAAAATGGTGATTCTAGTAGAGGATAACGAAAATCTATTGAGAGTCCATTATATTGAAGAAAATATGTGGAATGCTGAGATATATGCTATTGAGGTTGAACCAGACACCATTTGCCAGTGCACCGGCTTAAAAGATGATAATGGCAATCTAATTTGGGAGAATGATATTCTTTTCTTAAAAGACGAAATAAACGGATGTGAATGGAAAGCAGTTATTGAATTTGGAAATCCAACTGGCAAATATAACTGGGGTTGGCAATTGGTTCAAGTAACAGATTGCGAAGCAAATAAAGACATTCTTTTATGGGTTGAAACAGGAACGAGTTATGTAGATGTTAAAATAATTGGGAACACATTTGACAATCCTGAATTGATAGAGAGATAGAAAGAGAGGAGTAATTATGAAGATTAAACCAATTCTATTCAACACAGAAATGGTTCGAGCTATTCTGGACGGGAGAAAGACTTGTACAAGGCGAGTGTTAAAACAACCATTTGAGGTACACCCAAATGGTTATATCACAAAACCTCGGGGAAATGAAAGGCTTTGCCAATATATTTCGCCATATCAATCGGGAGACGTTCTGTACGTTCGTGAGACATGGTGCAAGGGTTCTTATGGAAATGAAAAAGAAAAATATTATTACAAGGCTGATGATAATAATTTCTTTTGTACATGGCATCCGTCCATCCACATGCCGAAAGAAGCCGCTCGTATCTGGCTGAAAGTAACGGATGTGAGAGTGGAGCGGATACAGGAGATAACGGAAGCAGGAGCAAAAGCCGAGGGAATGCCGGACGATTTGGATTATCCGGTAGATAAGTCATATTGCCTGGTTTGTAATGGTGTTGGGTTGCTGGATTCGCATGATATTAACACTCTTGGTCATGTCGAAATTGATTGTGAAAGTTGCAACACATATGTAAAGCGTTTTAAGAATCTGTGGAACACAACTATCAACGGAAAAGACATTGACATATACGGATGGCATGCAAATCCGTGGGTATGGGTTGTGGAATTTGAACGGTGTGAGAAGCCGGGAAAGGAGTAATTATGAGTAAGCATAAGGCAATACCAAAAAAGAAAAGGCTTGCAGTATACGAAAAATTCAATCATAGATGCGCTTATTGCGGTTGTGAGTTGGATTATAAGGATATGCAAGTAGACCATGTAGAATCACTACATAGATATGAGACAGCATACGCAATTGGAGAAGCTGACTTCCTCGATGAAATCGGAAATCTTATGCCGTCTTGCAGACAATGTAACTTTTATAAGTCAACATTTAGTTTGGAAGATTTCAGAGAACGGCTACAAGTTTCCATGATGAATAACCTTAGAAAGAACTTTGGCTATAATCTGGCTTTGAAGTATGGGTTAGTAGAGGAAAAAATGAAACCAATTAGATTTTATTTTGAAGAAATGAGAGCAGACAGAATCATTTTGTAAATTAGTAGAAAGCGAGAAATGATTATGAATAACAATTTAGAATTAGAAGTGAGCATACTAACAGAAGGATGTCCTTATGTTACACCATGTGGATTTTGTTTCAAATTTGATAAAATATGTGAAAATAAGGATAAGAAACACAGCAAAAATAAAGTGCCTGAACATGATGGATGCGTTGGGTGTCGTTATGAAAACAATACCTCTTTTTGTTATCCTTGCAACCAATGTAAACACTCATATCTGGACAAATATATTAATAAAAAGAAAGTATGGCTAACATGAAAAATTATTTGTAAGCGTGCCTATGAAGGGCAAAACAGTTGCAAGAAAATTAAAGAGTACATAGAAGTACATACTCGACTTATGTTATTATTATCATGCAAGGATTACAAACAAGGGCATTGATTATACGTCAGTGCCCTTTTCTCATGCCATGCAGGGTCCACTTTCTCCTACCTGCATGGCTATTTTGTTGGAAGGTGGTGATTGTGATGGCTAAGATGACAGCCAAACAGAAGCGATTCTGTGATGAATACCTGACTGACTTAAATGCCACGCAAGCAGCTATCAGAAGTGGCTATTCGGAAAAGACGGCGTATTCAATTGGAAATGAAAACTTGAAGAAACCTGAATTGAAGAAATACATAGAAGAACGGATGGCGGAGAAAGAAGCCGAACTGATTGCCAAACAAGATGAGGTTATGAAGTATCTTACATCGGTGATGCGAAGAGAAAAGACGGAATCCGTTGTTGTTACGTTGCAGGAAGAAAAGTCGTTATTTGCTCCCGATGCAAACGGAACAATGAGAAAGCAGACGGTGAAGCAGACAGTTCCGAAAGTTGTTGAAATCCCCGCAATGATAAAGGATTCAAACAAGGCTGCTGAACTTCTTGGAAAGGCATATGGAATATACACAGATAAGATTGAAACAGATGTTGATATGGAACTGAACATCAGTATTGATTATGGAGATGAGGAAGATGAATAAAGTAAATGTTTTAGGAACTGAATACAGCATTGAAATTGATGATGGACTTGAAAAAACTTGTGTTGATGGTTTGTGTAAAGAATACGATAAACAAATAACAATCAGAAATGTATGTTCAATGCTGTGTGATGATGATTCCATAGACACAAAGAAAATAAGATTTAATGAAGTATTAAGGCATGAAATAATCCATGCTTTTTTTATTGAATCAGGGCTTGAGGATTACAACAGCAATGAACAGCTTGTTAATTGGATTGCTATTCAGTTCCCTAAAATGATTAAAGCGTTTGAAGAAGCTGATTGCATATGAACATAAATGTTAAGATGAATCCCTGCTTCAAGGAAGTTGACAGAAGCACGAAACGCTACATAGTCATGAAAGGCTCTGCCGGTTCGGGGAAATCCGTTGACACTGCGCAGAATTATATTATCCGTTTGATGAGGGATAAGGGTAGAAATCTTGTGTGTATCCGCAAATCGGATATAACAAACCGAGATTCCACATTTGCTGAATTGACGGGTGCTATATATAAAATGTTAGGTGATAAGGCTGAGCGGTACTGGCAGATAACTAAATCACCGTTGAAATTGACATGCATGGCAAATGGAAATGAGATTATATTTCGGGGAATGAATGATGATAAGCAGCGTGAAAAACTGAAATCCATCACATTCCAAAAGGGGAAACTGACAGATGTTTGGTGTGAAGAGGCGACGGAATTGACGCAAGCCGACTTTGAAATTATAGATGACCGATTACGTGGAGAGCTTCCCGAAGGGCAGTTTTACCAGATTAGACTGACTTTCAATCCAGTGAATAAAAGCCATTGGATAAAGAAAGTCTTTTTTGATATTCCGGATGAAAATGTAATGACGCATCATTCAACGTATCTTATGAATCGCTTTATTGATGAAGCGTATAGGGCACGAATGAAAAGACGAAAAGAAGTTGACCCGGATGGTTATCAGATTTACGGATTAGGAGAATGGGGCGAGATTGGCGGTCTTATTCTTCATAACTGGGTAGTAGAAGAACTATCGCAGACACTGGAGGATTATGATGATGTAGCAATTGGACAAGACTTTGGATTTAACCACGCAAATGCAATTCTTCTTCTTGGGATAAAGGATGATGATATTTATATTCTGAAAGAGGTTTATGTATTTGAAAAGGAAACAGCGGAGATTATACCGCTTGCGAAAGAAGCGCATATTCCGGAAGATAGGGAGATGTGGTGTGATTCGGCAGAGCCGGACAGAATCAAAACATGGAAGAATGCAGGGTACCGGGCAAAGGCAGTAGAAAAAGAAAAAACAAATGAGAAGAAGTATCAAGCGGCACAGATAGACTGGCTGAAGGGTATTGTTCGTAAGGATAAGGTGATAAAGAGAATGATTCACGTGGATCCTTCGTGTGTGAATACCATAAAAGAACTTCAACAGTGGAAATGGAAACGAGATGAGCGCACAGGAGAATATCTGGATGAGCCGGTTCCATACCAGGACGATGCGATGGCTGCATTGAGATACGGCGTGGAAAGATGGCGCAAGAAGAAAAGAACATTGTATTAAAGCAGGAGGTGAAAAGGATATGTTGACTATCGAAGAAATACAAAGATTTATTGACGAAGATAGAACGTCTGAAAAAAAGATGTTTGCAAGGAAAGGGCAGGCGTACTATGACGGAGACCATGATATAAAGCTGTACCGGCTGTTTTATTACAATGCAGATGGCGAGTTGGTTGAGGATAAAACAAGAAGTAATGTGAAGATTCCACATCCATTCTTTACAGAGTTAGTTGACCAGGCAGTACAGTATGTGTTGTCCGGAAAGGATGGATTTGTTAAATCCAATAATGCCGAATTACAAGCTGAATTAGATTCTTATTTTAACCAGAATGAGGATTTTGTTGCGGAGTTGTCCGAGGTTTTGACCGGCTGTATGTCGAAAGGATTTGAATATATGTATGCGTATAAGAACGCAGAGAATAGAATTTCCTTTATGTGTGCGGATTCAATTGGTGTTATTGAGGTAAGGGCAAAGGATACGGATGATAATACAGAATATGTGATTTACTGGTATGTTGACAGGATAGAAAAGGGACATAAGAAAATCAAAAGGATTCAGGTTTGGGATAAGGACCAAACCTATTATTTTGTGCAGACAGATGAGGGGAAGATTGTAGAGGATGATTCCGAAAAGCTCAATCCAAAGCCTCATACGCTGTACAAAAAGATGAATGATAACAATACCTATTATGAGAACTTTGGTTTCATTCCGTTCTTTCGACTGGATAACAACAAGAAACAGTTTAGTTGTTTGAAAACCGTTAAAGAGTTGATAGACGATTATGATTTGATGGCATCCTCGCTGTCAAACAATTTAATTGATTTTGACACTCCAATCCATGTAGTAAAAGGGTTTGAAGGGGATTCATTGGATGAATTGCAGCAGAATTTGAAAACTAAGAAAATTATCGGCATGGAATCGACAGATACCGGTGCCGGTGTTGACATTAAAACCGTGGATGTACCGTTTCAGGCAAGACAAGTAAAACTTGAATTGGATGAAAAGAATATATACCGGTTTGGTATGGGATTGAATACAGCTGGGTTGAAGGATACAAATGCGACAACCAACATAGCAATCAAAGCGGCGTACTCTCTTCTTGATTTGAAGTGCAGCAAGTTAGAAATCAGGTTAAAACAGTTTTTGAAAAAGATTTTGAAAGTTGTTATTCAGGAAATCAATGACAATAACGGAACGGGTTATAAATTGAGTGACGTATACTTTGAATTTGACCATGAGATTATGAGCAATGCACAGGAGAATGCTCAGATTGACCTTGTAAAGGCGCAGGAACAGCAGACAAGAATTAATACACTTCTGTCTATTGCTGCACAGCTTGACAATGAAACACTAGTGCAGAATATCTGTGATGTGCTTGATATTGATTATGAATCCATCAAGGATAAGTTGCCAACAGAGGAAGATGATTTGATGGGTGCAGAACAGACATTAAACAGTGTAATACCGGAAGAAGGTGGTGCCGATGAATCAAAGACAGAAGGAAGTCCTGAAGTCACAACTGAGGGATGAAAAGAAAATCATCAATGACTTGAAAAAGATATATAAAGAAGCGCTTACTGATATCAATCAAAAGGTTGCCGTTTTGATGGTTGATGAATCAATGCAGTCAAAGATATACCAAGTAGGGTACCAGAATAGACTGAAGAAGCAAATTGAAGCATCGCTTGAGTTGTTAAATTCAGGGCAGTATGAAAAGATACATAACTATTTGCAGGACTGCTATTCATCCGGCTTTATTGGTGCAATGTATGATTTACACGGTCAGGGGATTCCGTTGATAATGCCAATTGACCAAAAGGCAATGGTGAAGGCTGTTCAAACGGATTCAAAGATTTCCAAAGGTCTATACACAAAGTTAGGCAAAGATGTTGGAGACCTGAAGAAAAGAATCACTAGTGAAGTGTCAAGAGGAGTTGCGCAGGCACTTCCCTATAAGGATGTAACAAGAAACCTAAACAATGTTGCAAGGATTGGTTTGAATCGTTCCATGCGTATTGCAAGAACGGAAGGACACAGAATCACACAGGCTTCTGCACTGGATGGAATGAGGACGGCGAAGTCTGCTGGTGCTGACGTGCTGAAACAGTGGGATGCTACACTGGATGGACACACAAGAGATCATCACCGGGAACTGGATGGACAAATCAGAGATGTCGATGATGATTTTGAAGTCGGTGGAATGACAGTTGAAGCACCGGGGATGTTTGGAGACCCAGCAGAGGATTGTAATTGCCGCTGCTGCCTATTGCAGAGGGCAAGATGGGAACTCGATGAATCCGAACTTGATACGTTGAGAGAGCGTGCTGACTATTTTGGATTGGACAAGGAGAAGGATTTTGATGATTTCAAGGTCAAATACCTAAATTCGGTTGAAAAAATTGGTAAACGTGGTACAATATTACCAATGAATCTTCAGTTGTTTGCGAATATTCCTGAGGAAAAGTTTACTAAGTATGCACTTGACCCTACAAAATCTCCCGATAAGGCTAAAGCATTTCAGAGTGCATTAGGGTATAACAAAAGCAATTATAACAAACTTATTGAGAATATAAAAAACAATATTGATGAAAATAAGTTTGTAAAAAAAGGCGACAAAGGTCATGGAATGTTGTACGAATATGTTATGGAATTAAAAGGCGAGAATGGGAAAAAAGCAAATGTGATGACTGCTTGGATTGATGATGGTGGCGAAAAGAGACTGACAAGTGTTTACGTAACAAGAAAGAAGGCGACAAAATGAAAATTAAACAGTACGATAGAGTCTTGATGCAAGATGGAAGCAAGGCATCAATAGTTGAAATATTTGAAGATGAAAAATCATTTATTGCTGATATAGAGAGGAACGGTGATATTGACACGGAAGAAATCAGTATCGTTGATATAAAAAAAGTATTATAAAAGCACTTTGCGGTTAATTGCAGGGTGCTTTTTTTGAAAGGAGATTATATGGCACGAGATGATTATTTTTTGATGGTATATAGAATATTATCGTATTTATATCGATGTATAAGGAATGGAAAACAACCGGATGAAGAATATCTGCGACCACAAGTGAAAGATTTTCCAATAGAATATGGCTATTGGTCATACATATGGGAGAATATGGTCAAAGATGGGTTGGTTGAGAACGTATCTATTGTGTCGGTTGATGGGGCAGAACCGCTTGTCAGGTTACATTGTAATACAAGGATAACACCAAATGGAATAGAATATTTACAAGAAAATTCCATTATGAAAAAGACAGCAAAGTTTATCGGCAATGTGATAACCACTATCAGACTATAGGCGGGATAAATAATAAAATTGATATCAAAGACAGTCAAAAAGGCTGTCTTTTTTATATGTATAAAGAAAGAAGGTGAAAATGGTGAACAAAGCATGGTTGAAAGCGGCAGGAATTCGAGCAATCAAGACTGCCGCACAAACTGCTGTGGCGACAATTGGAACAGCAGCAGTGATTAATCAGGTTAATTGGTTGATGGTAGTATCTGCATCGGCACTGGCAGGTGTTTTGTCAATATTGACATCGGTTGCAGGTATTCCGGAAGTTGAAACAAAGGAAGGAGAATAAGAAATGGCAAAATTTAATATTCATGCAGGACATTGTCCTGACGGAAAAGGTGCATCAGGTGCTGTTGGCATCCTGAAAGAATCTACAGAAGCACGTAAAGTGAAAAACAAAGTAATTGTATTACTGAAAAAGGAAGGTCATACAGCTTATGACTGTACATGCGATGAGAAAACAACACAGTCAGGGTGCCTGACAAAGATTGTGAAAAAATGCAATGCACATACAGTGAAGCGTGATGTGTCCATCCATCTGAACTCAGGAAGAGATGATTTAAAAGGCGACGGAAAAACGGGCGGCGTTGAAGTATATATCTATTCAAATACTTCCAAAGCAAAGAAAGATGCCGAACAGGTCTGCAAAAACATTTCTAAAGCATTAGGCATTACAAACAGAGGCGTAAAGGTAAACACATCATTGTATGTGCTTAGAAAAACAAAATCCCCTGCAATGTTGATTGAATGCTGCTTTGTTGATGACAAAGATGATGCAAAGAAATGGGATGCGGCAAAATGTGCAGAAGCAATTGCGAAAGCACTGGTTTAACAAATAAGGACATCAGAAATGGTGTCCTTTTTATATGTCCAAAATAGGCTTATGACATGAAAACTATGCTGAATCAATCCCTGTGATAAGGAGATAAAACTGTCACGCATGCTGCAAGTTTGTCGGCATGGGAAAGGAAATGATATGAAGTTAGAAGATTTGTTAGGTAAAGAGTTGTATGCACAAGTACAGGCTAAACTTGACGAGGTCAATGCAAAGGAACCTGACAAGTTAAAGCATGTTCGATATGCTGACTTGTCAGAAGGTGAATATGTTGGAAAGGGCAAGTATGAATCCGAGGTTGAAAAACTGAACAATCTGATTGCCGGAAAAGATGCGGAACTTACAACTGCAAATGGATTGATTGCTGATTTGAAAAAAGCGACCAAAGGGGAAGAAGGATTGCAGCAGAAGATTAGCAGTTATGAAACAGAAGTTGCAAACCTGAAGAGCCAGCTTGCGGAAACCAAATTGCAATCCGCAGTTAAGGTTGCCCTGCTTTCTGAGAATGCCGTTGATGTTGACTATTTGTCATTCAAATTAAAGGAGAAGATGAAGGAAAAGAATTCATCTCTGGAACTGGATGAAAATGATAACATTAAAGGCTGGGATGATATGCTTGCAGGTCTCAAGACGCAGTTCCCGGCAATGTTTGAAAGTGCTTCAGGTGGTGAAAGAATCATCACACCAAATACGCTTCCTAACAATAACAACGAGGACACATTAACAAAGAGCGAATTGCTGAAAAAACCGTATGCGGAACGTGCAAGGATTGCACAAGAAAATCCGGAGGCGTATGCGGCTGCAATGAATTCGTAAATAAGAAAGAAAAGAGGTAAAAACTATGCCAACAACAAAATTAAATGACGTTATTAACCCACAGGTTATGGGTGATATGATTGAAGCGAAAATCAATGCACAGGCAAAACTTATTCCTTATGCCAAAGTGGATACTACGCTTCAGGGAGTACCGGGAGATACCAAAACGGTTCCTTCGTGGAATTACATTGGAGATGCGCAGGATTTCGATCCTGAAAATGAAGATGGTGATGAGATTGAATTGACCAATCTGACAGCAGGCAGCACAACCTTCACAATTAAATGCGCCGCTAAATCCATTGGCATTTTGCAGACGGCAATTAATTCAGGTCTTGGAAATCCAGTTGGACAGTCGGAAAAACAGCTTGCAGACTCTATCATCGGAAAAGTTGACAATGATTTGCTTGACGCAGCGTATACAGCACCGATTACAGTAAACAAATCAGATAATCCGATTGGATATGATGCTGTGGTTGACTGTGTGACGAAGTTCGAGGATGAAGAGGATGGTATTGATAAAGTTATGTTCATTCATCCACGACAGGAAACAACACTTTTGAAGGACAAGGATTTCTTATCTGCTGATAAATTCCAGGCAGGTGTTGCAGTGAATGGTGCAATCGGTAAAATTGCAGGATGTTGGATTAAGAAATCTAAAAAGGTAAAAGTAGTTGACGCAGTAAATGCCGTTGCCGGTGTTTACACAATCAAAATCGATACAAAGGCATCGAATGGCGACAAAATTATTATTAATGGAGTACCATTTGTAGCCGGAACGGATTTCTTGTTGTCAACGGATACTGCGACCGGTAATGCAACTGCTTTGGCTGCTAAACTGAATGATTCAGAAAACGAAGTACTTTCCTGCTATACGTGGACAGCCTCAGGAACTACGATTACAGCAACGGAAGACTCTGGAAAAGAAGGCTCCGGACTGCCGGTAGTTGTGACAGAAGGCTCTATGAAAGTAGTAACAGCAACTACTACAAAAGGGGTAGCCGCTGCATCTGCTGCTTATCTCTGCCCTGTTATTAAGATGGAGCCGGATTCTCCTGAGACTGAGTATACGGAAGATGAGCTTCCGGCTCTTACAATCTTTTTGAAGAAAGATACGCAGGTTGACCACGAGTGGCTGCCGAAGAAACAGCGCCATGATATTACGGCGGCTAAGTATTACGGTGTTGCACTTACAAACTCGGCAAAGGTTGTTCTTGGTAAGTTTGGTAAATAAGGAGGCTCCCTTATGATAATGTCAGTTGAAGAGTTTAAAACATTTGTGCAATCTGACTTGACAGACAATGTGCTTGAAGCGAAACTTCAGGCACTTGAACTGCTTATCAGGAGATACACGAATAACAATTTTCAGAAAAGAGCATATAGAAGAACCGCTGATATTGTTGGCGGTCTTTTCTTTGCCGATGACATAACGTCCTTCAGGATTGGTGATACGGTGCAAATTACGGAATCGCAGTTAAATGAGGGGCTGTATACGGTCAAAGAGGCGGAAAAAGATATCTTTACCGTGAATGAAACTGTATTGGATGAAGGACGTGTTCTTTGTACCAAAATTGAATATCCGAAGGACGTTCAGATGGGAGTTATTAACATGCTGAAATGGGATTTGGAAAACCGTGATAAAGTGGGAATCCAATCGGAGACACTCAGCAGACACTCCGTAACGTATTTCAATATGGATGGTGATAATTCTTCAATGGGCTATCCAAAGTCATTGCTTGGTTTTTTGAAGCCTTACATGAAAGCAAGGTTTTAGGAGGGATTTGAATGATTGGTGGAAACATTACGGCAATCCTTCAAGTATCTGCCACCACAAAGAATGAAATCGGAGAATCCGTGAAATCATGGCACGATGTTATGGCGTTGCGTGGATGGCTTGACCTTTCTTCAGGAGATTCCAAGTATGCAACATTCAATGCAAAAATACAGGAATCTACGCATGTGTTCTTAATGGATTACATGCCGATTCCTGATGTTTTTGAAGTTGATGGAAAAGTTGTCAAGGTATCAGCTGAAAGTACAAGAATGATGGTAAATTCAAAGTCATATGATGTGATGCTGATAGACGATCCGATGGAAATGCATAAACAGATGGAAATCTATTTGAAATATACAGGTGGTGATTAGGATGTCCGTAAAATTTGAAGATAATCATATACGCATTAAAGCAGATATGAAAAGCGAAGCAGTAGCGTTTCTTCATGAGGCAGCAGGTGCTTTGGTTTCGCAGACGCAAAGGAATACTGCCGTAGGAAAGGTTAGCGGTGGTAAAACCAAAAGCGAATGGACTTACCAGGTAGATGAATCAAAACTGGAGGCTACTATTGGAAATCCAATGGAAAATGCAATTTGGGAAGAGTTTGGAACCGGTGAATATGCATTGAATGGCGATGGCCGCAAAGGAAAATGGTATATACCTATTGGTAATGCAGAGGGTCAGATTTCCCAAAATGTAGTTGATGCTTACGGGATGAAAGTTGTGCATGGAAAAGGCGGTGTGGACTATGTTGAGACTTCCGGTAAAAGGGCAAAAAGACCGTTTTACACCGCATATTTAGCAAAAAAGAATGCCATCCAGAAAAGACTTGAAAGTATATTGAAAGGACTGGGGAAATGACAAAAGAAATCCTAAAAATCATATCGGATTCGATGGAAAGCCTTGGTTTAAATTATGAGTTTATGGAATGGACATCAGAAATAAAGTATCCATATTTTGTTGGTGAGTATGGTGAAACGCAACAATCTACGGAAGATGGTTTGCAGGAGTCATCCTTTATTCTGACTGGATATACAAGGGGGACATGGCTTTCTTTAGAAGAAATAAAAGAATTGATACAAGCATATTTTGATGCGGTCAATGGTCACACGGAAATTACGGCGAGTGGTTCCGGTGTGGCTATTTTTTATTCAAACAGTTTCGCTGTTCCGACAGGTGATGCTGCGTTGAAGAAGATACAAATTAATTTAACAATAAAAGAATGGAAGGTGAAGTGATTATG